GCAGAAGACCCAGAGTTCGAGACTTTCTATACAAAGAACATTCTTTTAAATGAAGGTATGAGAGCATGGATGTCATCAGTTGACCAACCGCATGAAAACTTTGTATTCCCTGAGGAAGTATTACCTCGTGGTAACGCACTCTAAACAAAAGCTGAGGAGCACAAGCACAAATGACTCAATTTCTAGTAAAGTATGGAGGATACCTATCCATCTTTGAATTCATATTCTTTATTGCAATAGGTATCACGTTAGGACCTGTCCTAACCTAATCTAAATAGAAGGGGATAAAACCCCTTCTTTTTTTATGGCATACTATTTTCCAGAAGGTAGTTTCGGTCCTATATGTGACCTACCTCCTACCGAACAAGATTTAAGTTATAGTTCACGTTCTGCTCTTGACGATACTGCAAGAGGGATAGATGATGGTAGAGAATTTGTATATGGTAATCCTCCAGAGTTATTCATTCAATTAGATGAAACATTAGGAGTTGATATTGGTGGTAGTGATGATGGTCAGGCATATGGTTTATGGTATCTAGAGACACAATGTAAGAAAAGAACTTTAAGTGATGGAAGTATAGAGTATTATGATTGCAAAGATATATTTACAAGAGATCCTTACGTTCTTCCTTTACCAGTAAATTATACGGACGAAATAAAAAGATTAGAATTAGGTGAGAACTTCTTTGTGCCTAAGATGAATCCTGAGGCATGTTCACCTTTTGAACCTGATATTAATATTAGACCAAGAAAAGTATATGCACCTAATGGAACAATAATTACTAAAACAGCAATAGAAGGATCTTCTCCAGTAACATTTCCAGTTACATCTGAAACTGAAAGCATACCAAACAACTCTACAATCACAGCAACCTTTGATGCTACAAGTGCAAACTTAGTAATTGGTGGAACAGGAAGTGGTATTGTTCAGATAAAATTAGAATGGAATGATAGAACAACAACAGCAGGTGTTGCAGTAGATAATATTCAAATAGGATCTACTACTTGGACTCAAGTTGGTAGATCTGGTTCAGAAAGTCATTCATTAGAACTCTCAACAGGTACATATGGAATAACATATACAGGATTAAATGCTGCAAATAGTCCTATAGTTCAAAATAGTAATGCTGAATTATGTTTAAAAGATGGTGATGGTAATGATTGTAATGCTAGATTTACTATCACTGATGTTCTAGCAGCAACTCCTACAACAAATATAAATGGTCAATGGAATGCAGAAGCAAACAAGTATGGGGTATGGACTAATCCTGCCACTTGCACACTTCCATTAGTTCCTCAAGTAGTTACATATAGAATACCTATTACTGAAGCGGATACTTATGGATTTGAATTTGCATGTGATGATACTGGCACGTTGACTCTAGGAGATTCTACATCTGCTCTTATAACTGCGACAGGTGGAATGTTTGAAAATGGTTCTAATACCACTCCATACACTGCTACAGCATCTCTTAGTGTAGGCACAGCAACACTCACTGTAAATTGCACAAACTCTGCAGGTGGATTCACTGACTCAGATGGTCTTCCAACTGGTAATGCATATAAGTGGGATAGAAATCCTGGTGGTTGGTATATTAAAATGTGTAAGGGTGGTGTTTGTACAACTGCAACAAGTATTGCTTGGGTAGCTTCTGGTCCTCATCCATTGTGGTCTACCTTTATGAATACCTATGCAGTATTCCCTAGTAATCAAGATCCATTATTAGATGCTGCTCAGACAGCAACTTATAATATAAATATTCCTACAACAGGTAATTATGATTTTGAATGTCAGGCAGATAACTCTGCTACATTCACACTTGATGGAACGCAGATAGCAACATCCAGTTCATTTACTTCTAGCACAACTACCACTCTCTCTAGTCTGAGTGCAGGTGCACATACCCTTGTTGTCTCAGTAACTAATGTAACTGATACTAATCCTTCTTCGGGTAATACATGGACAGATAATCCTGGTGGTGTAGCATGGACAATCTCACAATCTGGTGCTATAATAACGTCATCTTTAAACCTTAACGTCCAAAGTGGTGCAAATTTATTTTGGGATACTAGAAGGGCAATAGGTTATACTTACACTACAACTTAATGGACTTACCAAAAATTAAGAATGAAAATTTACCTAAGGAACTTAGAGAAATCCTAGGTGATCAAGATGCACATTTCGATGCGATAGTAGACCCATCAGATATTTTTATACCTTCACTAGACATTGATTCTTTTAAGGAAGGGAGTCATAGAACACGTCAGATGCTCATAGAGTCTAGAAAAAAACTACAAGAATACAAAGAAAAGGCAAGACATGAATCCAAAAGAAACAATTCAAGCAGCAAAAAAAATCATCAAGGAACGCAAGATCAACAAGAAATTGTGGACTAAAGAAGATGTCCTCTTTGCTAAAATGATGAAGAGAAAAGCTTCAAAATCAAAACACTTGACAAATGGTTAGTATACTGGTATACTAAATAGCAACGTAACAAAGGACTCGAAAGATCGTAACCCTTTGCGTATGTACACAGTTTTCCATGTCGGGAGAACTATCATCCGCAAGGGATTTTTTCTTGCGAGATACTTTAAAAAAATTAAATGACAAAACTAACAATCGCTGCAGTAGCAGCATCTCCATTCCTATTCGCTGGTGCAGCCTTTGCTGGTCCATACGTTAATTTGGAAGCAACAGGTTCATATCCTGATGGTGCTTATACATCTGGTGGATTAGAAGCAGTAGTAGGATACGAGGGAGAAACACCTGGTGGTATCGGTTGGTATGTATCTGGTGGTCCTACAGTGACTCACACAGAATCAACTGATGAGTTCGGTGACGTTGAGTTAATCGGATACGTTGGTGGATCTTATGATAAGTTCTACGGAGAAATCTCTGGAGTAACTAACGAAGATGACATCGACTGGGGTGCTAAAGCAGGTGTTAAGTTCACTTTCTAAATAGTCTCGGTTCGAGATGGATCAAGACCTCTACATAGTAGGGGTCTTTTTTATTCTATTACATTACTATGAATTTTACAATTTACACGAGATCAGGTTGTCCATACTGCACAAAAATTAAACAAGTCCTTGAAGGAAAACGATATAACTACAGAGAATATAAACTTGGGGTTGACTTTGAGAGAGAATCATTCTATACTCAGTTTGGAATGGGTTCTACCTTTCCTCAAGTAGTCTTGGGTGGCAACAACTTAGGTGGTTGTACTGAGACCGTAAAATACCTTCGTGAAAATAACTTGATCTGATGGAAGAGTTCTATACACTTGTCGATTGTGCTATTGATGCAGCGTTTGAAAAGAACATGTTTCTCTTCAAACCATACAACTATCTAATACACAGCAAGATCAAACGTGTAGAAATACAAGAATTTATTGATAGTCCAACTGCTAAAACATTAGCGTTGACTATTTCTGACCTTGATGCATACGTCAAGGGTGGATCTGACTCCTATCATCAACAACTTCGTGAAGCATATGGGCATCTTGGCAAACCAAAAGCAAGGAAAATTTCTAAGTACTTGTCACAGATTTTGATAGATGCTCGGCAATACGAATGGTATAAAAGACCAGGTCGTAGAAAAACTTCTAAATAAAGATAACTACGGAGGTCTACTATGCTATACGATTATTTGTTGATAGCGATAGCAGTTCTAGTTACTATCGGAGCATTTTTACTCGGTATAACTATTTCTTGGTTGGCAAAGGGTTACGTTGAAGATTTCATCGAAAACGCTGCCTATGCTAAATCAGTCTCCCATCCAGAAATGCTAGATGAGGATGGACAAATAGTTCATGATGAACTACTTTACCTTCGTGACATGATCGTCGAAGATGACGATGATGAAGAAGATTAAATTAATTGAATTTTATTATGCCTACAAAATCGGTTATGAATAGTAACCCTAGGTTACTAATTTCTGAAATCTTAAGAAAGATTTCTAACGCAAAGACTAAAAAGGAAAAGGTTGACTTGTTTAAAAAACACAACACTCCTGCATTACGTCAATTAATGATCATCAACTTTGATGAGAGTATCTTATCAGAACTCCCAGAAGGTGATGTTCCTTATACACCAAATGATGCACCAGTTGGTACAGACCATACCAGATTAGAGCAAGAGTATAGAGGACTCTATAGGTTCTTCAAAGGTGGTGATTCTAGAATCAAATCTTTGAAAAGAGAAACTATGTTTGTTCAATTACTTGAAGGTCTATCTGCTGAAGAAGCAGAACTTCTTGTTCTTGTAAAAGATGGTAGACTCAATGAAAAGTATAAGAGAATTACTAAAGCAGTAGTCTCTGAAGCATTCCCTTCAATAGAATGGGGAGGTCGCAGTTGACAGGTATCAAAATCCTCAAACAAAATTGCGATCCTAAAGATGCCGAAGATAAATCGCTACCATACACTGCCTTTCTTGTTGAGTATAAACAAGATGGTAAACCTGTGTATGATATTGCGATTGGAAATAAATCAGTAGACCTTTTTGATTATTATTATGATCTTTATAAAAAAGATTTTGTAAAATTCACACAATCAAAAGGTATAATTAATCCTAAATTATGGAACGATCCAACTCAACCCAAGAAACAGAAACGCAAGACAAGATGACTATGTTCCTTAACAGGACAAAGGAACAGAAGGCAGCGATGAAGAAGCAAAAGGATGAAGAAGCATACAAATCTGCATCTAAATTACTTGCAGTATTTGCTAGACCTCTTGTTCTTATGCTATTATGGAACTGGTTAATGCCAGGTCTTTTTGGTTTAGCAACTCTAAGTTATCTAAAAGCGTTTGCTTTATGTTTAATTACTCGTATCTTATTTGTATCTGATGAATGATGTTTCATTGATCTCTGTCACACCTGACGCAGAGAAAACTATTGGTTATATCGCAAGGGTCTCAAACCCTAAGAATCAAGAGAATCCTAAGGTTGAGGGTCTTCTTAAGTATTGTATAAAACATGGGCATTGGAGCGTCTTTGAACAGGCATCCATGACACTTCAGATTGAAACTACCAGAGGTATTGCTGCTCAAGTTTTAAGACATAGATCATTTACATATCAGGAATTTTCTCAGAGATATGCTGACTCTTCAATGCTCGCTGAAGAAATTCCTATGTTTGAATTACGTCGTCAGGATGAAAAGAATAGACAGAATAGTATTGATGATGTTGATGACTTTACAAAACAAGAGTTTGATATTAAAATAAAGAAACACTTTGAAAATAGTATGCAACTCTATAAACAGTTGCTTAAACAAGGTATTGCTAAAGAGTGTGCGAGGTTCGTACTCCCTCTAGCAACTCCTACTCGTCTTTACATGACGGGATCTTTACGTTCTTGGATTCATTACATAGATCTACGTTCTGCACATGGAACGCAAAAAGAACACATGGATATTGCTAATGGTTCTAAACGAATCTTTGTAGAGCAATTCCCAACTATCTCAACCGCATTGGAGTGGATTTAACATGCCTTTATATCCTGTAATAAATAAAAATACTCAAGAGAAACAAGAACTCAACATGAGTCTTAAAGATTATGAACAGTGGAGGAAAGACAATCCCGATTGGGATAAAGATTGGCACGCAGGTGTTGCAGGTAAAACATATGGTCAACCGAAGATGGATGACGGATTTAAAGAAGTCATGTCTAAAGTCCAAAAAGCACATCCTGGTGCAAACTTGAGTCGTTTTACTTAAATTATGGCAAGAGCAAGAAAAGGAACTAACTCTCCTAAAACTTTTCCTAATGGTATGTCAAGGAAACAAATGAAAAGAAAGAAACCTATTGACTCGTCATACATGACAGAGATCAAACCTCTGACAGATAATCAGAAGGTTGCTTTTGAGCATCATGGATTAGGTAAAAACCTATTGCTCCATGGTGCTGCAGGTACGGGTAAAACTTTCATCACTTTGTATCTTGCTT